ACCTGAGTAGATCCCTCCGTCAGACAAGGCAGTGAAGGTGTCGGAGCCAGAGGCCGCACGCTCCCACTGGTACGTAGGACTGTTAGCGTTCTCGACACGAGCCCCGAAGATTGCAGTGCCAAACGTTACCGTCTGGCTCTCAGGCTGAATGGAAAAGTACGGAGGTTCCGGCGGAAGCTCGTAGCCTTCGTAAGACCCACCATCCATCGTGCCGTCTAGCGAAATCTCCGCTTCGCCAGGAACAGACGTGTCGATAGCAATGCCATCACCAGCCAGAAGCGTCGGGGCATCAGCCGCCGCCGCATCAATGGTGAGTGTGTGCGCTGCTTCGTCGTAAGTCAGCGTGATGTTGGTGCCGGCAGCAAGCAGTGAGTCAACGGTGGTTTCGATCTCTGCGACAAGTCCAGTAACATCGACTGGCGTATGCGTGTGGGAAGAGGGCGTGAAAGTCGCAGGAACGCCAGTGAGATCGTCGTACGCGATACTGGCATCCAGCGTTATGGTGGAGCCTGAGGCAGCGACAGACAAACCAGACCCAGCGGCAGCCGCAATCGTGAGTCCGCCAACCAAAGAGTTGACGCTAGTAACGTCGCCTGTGCCGGCAGTCGTGTTGGCGGCGATTGTGATGGCGCCAGTTGATGGGTTTGCCGACAGCGTGACGTTTGCGCCAGCCGTCAGGACAAGATCTCCCGTCAGGCTGTTGACCGTCGAAACTCCCCCGTTCTCAAGCGGATCGTCCCAGATGTAAGTTGTTCCATCCGTAGACAAATACTTACCGGCGTTACCAGTTGGGCTCGGCCAGTTTGCCATGTCGTTAGTTGTAAGTGTTATCTCGCCGGTTCTTCCGGCAACAGACGAAACTGCCCCAGCACCTCCGGAGGCGGCCGAGATAGTCACGACCCCAGTCCCAGAGTCTCGGGACAGCGTGACATTAGAACCAGCAGCAAGGTTGGCAAACACTGCGTCGGAAGAGGCAGTGCTCCAATCTGTAATGCTTGTGTGCGAGTGCGTGTGAGTGCCGCCCGTAAGAGTGCCTGTGACAGCCAGGTTGCCGGCGACAGTCAGTTCGGAGGTTGTGAGCGCTGTAAAGGTTGCCGAAGCCGGCAGAGGGTGGGCGTGGTCCGCGCGTGCATACTCAACAGAAACTCCAGCATCCTGAGGCCCGACGGCAAGCGGAGGAGTGGTCGCAGGAGTCGCACCGCTGCTGTAAGGCAAGTTCCGCCAGTTGCGGATGCCATCACCGACCTTTAGCCGCCCAGAGTCAAGCTCGCTGCCGATCTCGCCAGCAGCAAGAACAGGGTTTGCGGCGTCCCAGTTTGCGGCAGTGTCACGCCGTACCTGTATTCGGACCAGCGCCATTCATGGCCTCCGTAAGACGGTCGTGATACTTGCTCACAGTTTCTGCGTCCCAAATGCTCCTAGCACACCGCTGCACCACAAACGGGGCATTGGATACGTCTGAGCCAGGCACAAACACCATGCGCATACCTTTGGGGTGGTATACGATAGTGGCGTCAGGACGAATGCTTAGTTTTGCCATGGTGTGTGGTACGTATAGGTGAATACGATGTCAAAAAGACCTGTGGCGTCTGAGGGCGAGAAATAGGTAATGGACGTGTCGTCATCCGTTCCGTCTACCTGCTTGCCGAGCCAGACGTTGTGTCCGGACGCGCCCCACAAAAACAGGGGCTTTATGGCTGACGTGCCTCCCGCAAAGCCAACAACCCCAGCACCTTGCATCGCAACGGCTGTGTTGATTGCCGTGTTCTGCACAATGTCGTGCTGAAACGGAAGTCCGGAGATGGCGAGCGACGTGCCGCTGCCTCCTGTGGATGTGCACCGCAGCCGCCCGTTTACAACAACCATAGAGCCAACGCGACCGTACAGGCCGTACTGGATGTTGTACGACACTGTTGGCTGAACGACTGTCCCCCCAGCAGTGATTACTTGAGGCAGCCACTGGCCGTACTCAACGATCCCGCCTTGCCCGCTCAGGCCGGAGATAGACGCCTCCACTGCGGCAAGCCGGTCCTCGATCCCTGAAATGTCGGACGTGGGATTGAGCCGGCGTACCTCGCCGCTAACCAGCTTGGAGTAAAGAGCACCATCGGCAATGTTGATGGCGAGCTCCCCTTCCTCCAGTTCGTCTGGCTTCGGGCTAACGCTGGGCGCGCCATTGCGTTTCGGGATTATGCGTACGGGCATAGTTATCCTTTGACGCAGTAGGAAGCTGAGATTGTTGCCGTATTGCTGATTATTCTAAGGTAACGGGCTGCGTAGCACGCGTCGGGAAACGGATAAGCGGCGTTGCTTTCAATGTTCGTCTGCACGAGATTCCCGTTTTCGCGCAAGGCAACACCGTCATCCTGAGGTCCGTCGCAAACCATCCAGGAGACGGTCGTCGCCCCTGGAGAGGCAAGTTGAATCCTGAGGATGCCTCCAGAGACTGCGCCGTATGGAATCAACGCGGTCGTTGCTGGGTATTGAGTGATAGTGATATTGCCGCCGTCGCTGTGCAGCCGCTCAAGTTTGTTTGGCATGTCAGGTAATCACATAGAGGGTGGAGGCGTCTTTGGGGTCCAGTCCGTCGTATTCTTCCTGCGTCAATGAGACTATGTTGGTGATGTCTCCGCTCGTGACGTCCGGTGAGTACGGGGTATCAAGCCACTTCTGACCGATGCCGATCTTGCTCCTGCCTGTGTCGCTCTCTACAGCAAGAGTTTGGCGAGGAATGTACTGATTGGAGGCGGCCCACTCGGCAGCCGGCCTCTGGATTACTGACGGCAAGTTTGCCATTTCTACTTCTTCTTCCAGTGAGGGGTCATTCGCTCTTTGACCTTCTCGACGGCGTCCTCACGACGCATGTCTGGGTTCTTTGCGAGTTCCTTACGGACGTTTTCGTTAATGATCTTTTTGGATAACTTTACTGAACGCTTTGGCGCAGGCTCTGGAGGGACGTAGTCAATAATGCCGTGAACCTCAAGCCTTCGTTTTTCGGCCACACGCTTTACGTCTTCAACGCTGTCTACCCAAGCCTCTGGGTCGCGATGGGCTCGCTTGTCTGCAAGCCCGCCCATGTAAAAGCGTCCCGAAGTGTTTATGCCCGATTCGGACGCTTCTCGGACCATTCGCCTCGCAGACTGCTCTGGCATGTCGTTCATCCACGATCCATCAAGCCTCCCCTCCATAAACGCCCTGTCGGAGCCTTTTGTCCCTGGCGGGCATTGGCACGCCACCATTTCCGCAAACCGCTCAGTCGCACCGTTCTTCATTGCGGACGCGTATACGGCGACAGCATCAAGTCCAAGTTGTCGAATGTGGTCGGGGATCACGGGGCGAGCTCCTGCGGGGGTTGTGGCGTGGCACCTTCAGGCGGAGGGGCGTCTGGCGCGGGTTCATCCATGGCCGGCTGCTCCGGAGGAGGTGGTGGCGGGGGAACCAGATACGGCTCTGCGTTAAGGTCAAGCGAGTCTGCCCAGTCAGTGATGAGGGCGTTGAATGGCTCCACGACTCCCATGGGGATCATCTGCTGCAGGACTGGACCCAGAGTCTGCAGGGCCATTTGCATCTGCTCCTGCCGAGTAGCCTTGTTGGGCTTTCTGGCGCTTCCTGCCTCGACGCGGTAATCAAACTCGCGTGCGACCTGGCCTGGCTCGATGGAGGCTATGTGCTGCTCCCACGCAAGTGCACCGACTGGCCCTAGAACAGGTGCAACGTCTTGCCCCCGCAGAAGCCACCGACACGCCATGGCCTCTCGGCGTGCCAGGATGCTCATGGAGTTCTCAAGCACCTCAGCCATGTCGTCTGGACGCACGCTGATCTGCTCAGAGCGGACCTGTGCCTCTGTGGCACTTCTCATTTGTGCCCGCGTCATGCCGTACGCCAGTTCGGTCAGTCCGACACGCTTGTCGAACATTTCCGTTACGGCCTGGATTACGGCCCAGATTTCGCTGGTGACGTTTGGCAACTGGAAGACGCTGATAACGTCCTGCACAGAACGACCTAGCATCTCGCTGAGTTCAATGATCTTGAACCCGCCTTCAGACTGAGCGAGGATCTGATCCTTGAGGTCTTGGTCTGCTGCTTTGGAAACGCCGATCAAAGTCTCGCAACTGGTTGCGACTCTCTGGGCGAGGAAGCTCATTGCCCAGTTTATGAAGCGAAGTTCTGCAATGCCGGGCTTAATGTGGCTTAGGGGCCATATGTAGCCAGGCTTTCTATGGAACATGAGCGGCACAAACGGCCACCCGTTGGCCTCTGCCCAGAACGGGATCGGCCACTGCACCGCGCGGAACACAGAGTCCAACTGCGGCTCTTCAGGACTAGCAGCCTGCTGCAGCATGGATGGCGGGACGTTCAGAGGGTAAGGAACTCCCTCTGCCACGACTATGTAGCAGTTCTCGCCAAGAGACTCAAACACACCCCTGTGCTCTTTGGGGGCATCCTTCAGTCGGTCGCCAAATCCTGTCTTGCTGTAGATTTTCCAGTAGGTGACCAGGTCGTTCGTCTGCCCCACCTTCTTGGAGTTTGTGCGGCCGTCCGAAAGGCCGTGCTGCTCGTCCATCGTCCGAGCCGTTCTGCCCTCCAGGTTCTTGCGAAGGTCTTCTTCTGGAATGCCATACTTTGCAGCAACCGTGTTGATTGGGTGCACGCATCTCCTAGCACACCAAAGAATGTCTTCGATCTCTGTGGCGTCTGGGTCCATGGTAAGGTTGTCCACCGAGTCGGCGAACGAACCAATCATGCTGGTGCCGGTGCCAGGATCGCTGATGAGCTCCACCCACCACACGCCCATGCCCTTGATGATTCCCTCGTCTACGACGCGACGCGAGTTGTCTTTCAGGCCGGTTTCGTTTGGCGTGTAGTTGAGGTAGCGAGAAATCAGTTCGGCAGCAAGTTTCCGAGTCTCTTGCAGTTGCACCGTCTGCTGGGCAGCCATCTGATACTGCTGCACGCCCATCGGGTCGTCTGGGCTGATGCCAACTAGCTCTGGCGGAACAAACGGGAAGTCCGTTGGCGTAACAGTTCGCACAGGGTTACGGTGATAGATAACACTTGCAAAGAGCTTAACGGCCTCGAAAACACGATTGACAGTCATTCTGAACCCTGGCGGCGCAATCGTGCGGTTGTAACCAGTGTCTCCCTTTGCGTACTGGTCTTTCCAGAACCAGTTGTGCGGGCCGTCGAAGAAGTTCATCGCTTCGCGTGCGTCCTCTGTGAAAGGACGCTTGTGCTTCAGCGACAACTCGATCTTCTTGAGCCATCCGTGCGCAATGGACTTCAGGACTTCCGGCACATCTTCAGTTGTTTCCACGCTTGCTGCTCTTTTCGCTGGCAGCAATGGCGGCTGTCATCGAAGAGCCGACACGCTGCAACTTCTGAAACCATGGAGCATGCTCCCAGCATCCCCACTGCCGCCAGTTCGGGTTCTCAATCAGAGAAGGGTCATCCTTGTGTCGCACCGAAGGCTTTTCCATGAACCCAACGGTTGGCGTAAAGACGAGCAGCGTGAGCGTGTGGGCTCCAGGCTTCTGGCACACCCAGCCGACAACTGGGTCACGCGGGTTCATTGGGTCTTGATACCAGAGGATAGGGTCACCAAGATCCGCACTAGGCTGCTCAAATGCACCGTTGCTACTGTTCATACTTGACTCCTGTTTGCGGTGCGAGATAGACAGCGTTGTCTTCGCCACGCATGCGCTTTCGCCGTTTTCTTGCCCATTCCACATACCAGGGCTCGTCAGGCGGAGCCATTTTAGGACGGTGGTAACGCGGGCCGTAAGCGCACATG